AGTTCTGCACCCATTTGTCCTTTTCAGCAAACAAGTCTTGCACCATGATAAATTGGTGGGCTTGTAAGTGGTGTTGATTAGCTGCGAATTTGTACAGCGTATTTCCTATGCGGAAGCTACCCACGTTTTTTGCGGTGGGTAACTCTGCCATGAATGCAAGTTTTGATAATGCAGCCGTGATGTCAACAATCCGCATCTCCTCAATTTCGTCCAGTTTTTTTCCTGATAAAATGGACAATGTTTTGATTTGATTGTCAAACGATGGCTCAGTCAGCAGCTGCAATTCTTGGAATTGTGCTATGCTTATTTGGTTCCAATTCTTTGGTAATTTCATATGTTACCTCCGTATGTTTCGTTGTAGTAATTTTCTAATCCATTTTCGTCAACAAAAGATGCAGTATAATCTACATTGTCTTGCCCCGCTTGATAAGCATTTTCAATCTGCTCCTTCTCCATTTCTTTGGCTTGTTCAAAATCTGCATTTTCTTTCATAAAATTATAGATTTCAAAATCACTCATATAAATTCTTTGAATTAGCCACTCTACTGCTGTCTGTTTGTTTTCCATAATACAAATATACAAAATTAAACAATAACAAACACACCTTTTTTATTCTTTTGGCTGCAATACCGGGCAAGCGCCAAAGCACAAACAGCGTCATCGTGCAACCCTGATGGTGCAGAATAACGCAATCCCGTTGCCGTGTGTTCAAATTCAAAGTTACGCATTTCGTCTGCGATTATGCCTTCGGGAAATTTAATCAACCCAGCGTGAACGTCTGCGGTCAACTGCTCCATCATCTGTTGCTTTGATACCGATGTGAACTTCACCCCAACAGAACGTGGGCAATGCCGTTGTATTTTCTCCACAATCGGATCACCTACCCCCGTGCTATCTATTGCCGCAGGGGTGTTGCCTACAACCCGAATGATGTGCTGTTCAGTTTGCGCCCAGTCCTTTTGAAAGCGGTCAAAATAGCAGACCCGGTATTCGGAGTCAAGGCCAATGATTACCGTGTAGTCGCTATACTTCGCCAAATCTATACCAAACCATTCAGTATTGGCGGTGGAAATCGGGGCAATACACTGCGAAATATACGACAATCCAAATGGGTTGCTACCATCTTCGGTTGGTTCGGCCAAATACAACTCACTGAATATGTGCTGCGGCAAGTCACGTTTCGCCTGTTCCACTTCTTCAAGTTTCAGGACACCAGCGTTTACGGCATCATAAGCGGTAATCTTGAAAAAGCCGTAGTTCGGTTCGCCCATCCTTGCCCGTTCACTCAACCTGTAACCCCAGTTCTTTTTGCCTTTCACGTTACCGATTAGCTTTGCCTTGCCCTCGGTTTTGGTCAGGGTAGAACGCAGGGCATACCACGCATCCTCCCTCGCCCGTGTGAACTCGTCAAACACCGCAGCATAGACATCGTCACCATACAGGTTGTCGGGTTTGTCTGCTGACTTAAATTCGATTATCCCCCCGGTTGGTAGGGTTAAACGCAACTTGCTTTCATTGACCTTGAAAAAGTCACGCACGGTCACTTGGTTACGCATACGCCTGAATGCGATTTCTGCCTGTTGGTACACAGGTGCAACCCACCAAACCGACTGATTTTCTTTTAGCTTCAATGCCTGTTCAAACAGCCAAATAATGTGACTTGCTGTCTTGCCCACTTTCGTAGCAGCAGCGGTCACGGTGTATCTATCTGGGCTGTCAAGTATTGCCCGTTGGTAATCCGTTACGAATGGCCGGGTGTAGCTAATGTGCATTGATAAAATTCCAGTCTGTCTTTGTTTATGGCTTCAAGGTTGTGGTGCTGATTGCAGTAAATTTTATTGGCTTCACCCCTGATTTGGTTTGCAATCGGTTGGCTATCCATTGCCTGTTTCATTGCTTTGTACCATTCATCAGGTGTGTTCAAACAGAACTTCACCCCGGCATTGTTCAGGTGTTGCAGGTATGGTTCAACTCCCGATGCGATAACCGGCAACCCATACGCAGCCGCTTCAATGATTTTCAGTTCGGATTTGCAGCTGTTCCATTCGTTCTGCTCCAATGGTGCTAATGCACAATCAAATAGGCGGTAGAAATTGCCGTACTCGTTCGGCTGCTGTGCGTGGCTGACCAACACCTGTGGCCGAAGCACCGGGTTGTTTCCATTGAACTTATACAGGATGCTGTCCCAAATGTAGTTGTTTGCCATCCACCCGCACAAAACAAAGCGGACATTGTCATGCTCATTGCAAATGCGTTCGATGGCTTCCGATAGTATCATGATGTCATTGCTGTGCGTAAGGCCACCCACCCAGCCGAATGTAAAATATTCCCGTTCCTGTGGTGTTGAAAGCCACTGGTCATCTGTCAGGTCAAGTGCATTCGGCAGAACCTGAACATTGTGATTGTACTTCGCTATCTTTTGGGCCAAATAATCTGTGGTCGTGGTCACACCATCGGCATACCGGATCCCATCGATGATCTGCTGTTTCAGCTTATGCTCCCGGAAGTACTTATATGTCGGGTGGTGTTTTGGCAATACCCAATAGTCATCAATGTCCACGATGTATTTGATATTGTTCTTTGCCAAGTAGTGGAGTATCTCGTAGTGGTTCTCTCCCAGCCACCTGTTGAAGATGACAAGGTCGTAGTTAGATAAATGCGGTATTCCATTGCGTTCAAAGTTTTGGGATATGCTGACGGTTATGTCATCAGGGTAATCAATTTGCAATCGTTTCAGGGGTGTGTACAGGCGGTGGTATTCAACTCCACCCATGCCTTCCCAAAGTGCTAACACTTTCATTTCATCATCTCCTTTATTTCTTTAAACAATGCCCTGATTTCTGGTGACTTGATTTTCAAACAAGCAACCTGTAATTTTATTGTGCGCCTTTCTTTCGTGCGTTTCAGCCGCCTTCTTTGTGCTGTGTATTTCATTCGTATGTTTCAGTAAAATATTCGTATGCGTTAAGGTCATCGTCAATCATGGTGACGTTAACCGCATCCATAATCTGTTGCCGTTCCATTTCTTTGGCCTTGTTTATTACCGCAGTTGCCTGTTCAATAGATAAACTATTTTTCAGGTTTTCAAGCAACCACTCTACTGCTGTCTGTTTATTGCCCATCGAGATTTAAAGTTATTTTGATTTCGCCTGTGACCGTCTGGTTTACATCGGCCGTTTCTTTTGGTTTGCCGTACACCCTGCTGAGTAGTGTTTCAATGGAATACAAACTGCCTTTTTCAAGTGACTTGCGCATGGCATTCGCAATGGTCTTTTCCAGTACCGTTGCTTTGGGGTTCTGCCACACCTCTTTCAGTTCATCCAAGTCCATTGATAACATCGCCTGAATGGTGTCGTTTATTTCGGCAAGTTTGTAGCCCTGCTCTTTGAGTAGGGTGACGTACTTTTTTGGTCTGCCGTTGGGGTTGGCAACCTCGCCTTTTTTGAATGGTGTTAAATTTTGTTCGTTTGCCATATCTTCACTATTTGTTCACTATTTTCCACAAGTTGGACACATTTCTTTTTCTTCCGGTTCATCCTTGATTTCGGGTAGGTCAACTCCCCATGAGATTAACTCCTCTGCATCCCATTCGTTTGCCAATTCATCCCAATTCCATTCCCCGAATGATACGTTGTCCTTTATCAAAAATTCATCACGCTGTTTAGCTGTCCACTCGTCTGCTAATATGATTGGGATTTCTGCCGCCCCGATGTCGCACAATGCCTTATATCTCATGTTACCGCCTAAAATTGTGTAACCCCCAAAATCGGAAGTAACGCAAACCAATGGCCGGGCTGTGAGCATTTCGGGAAATTCAATTAGCGAACGCTTCAATTTGGCGAATTTATCCGCATTGATTGTCCGAGGGTTGTTCGGGTTGGGATGAATATCTATGAGCTTAACCCACTGCATAGATGCGTACGTTTCTGTTGATGTGATTGTCAGCAGTGAAACCGAACTGCTGCATCAAATGGTCAAGCCCTGCATGGCTGAAAATGGTGCAATGCCCCACCTTTGGTTCAATGTATTCGTCATTTTCGGTAAGCCAATCCGTGAACGAAGTCTCAATCATGATCTTACTTCCGGGGTGGCAGAACTCTTTTATTTCGGCCAACTCGGCAAATGCTTCGGTCAGGTGTTCTATTACCTCGGTCAGCACAATTACATCATAGTCCTTTTTAAGGGATAAAACATCGGCATAATATCCGTTATAAGGGTCATAACCATCACAGTCAATACCAGCATCCTGCATGAATGTAACCATCAAACCAGTGCCACAGCCGTAATCCAAAATGGTTGGGTTATCCTTGCCTGATATTTGTCGGATGCGGTCAAGCCGGGTTTGGTTTAACTCATCGGCATTGCGTTCATCTTCTTTGCCACCGCCAACCATGCCTGATTGGTCTAACTTTTTACAGAAGATGTTTGCCAACTCATCAGTGTAGTATTGCACCCCACCTTTGATGAATGCCTTTTTGGCTACCTTCCCTGTTATCGGTGATTTAGTTTTGCTCATATTTTGATTTCAATATCTGTGTCAGGTTCATTATTGTCCATGCACCAAACCCATTGTCACCCGTTGGGATTACGTTATGCGCAGTCGGGCAGATTTCAACAACACGTGGGTGCTTCATTACCTCAGCTATTGCGTACGCCATTGATTGATTGCCGACAAATAACTCACAGCCCTTAATGATGCCGCACAGCTCCGCAAAGTCTTTCACTTCGATGTGAGAAATGTCGGGCAGTTTGGCCGAAATGATGCGGTATTCATCGGGCAGTCCTACAAATTTAATCTTGTCCTGATACCTGCGCAGGATGGAATAATCAAAAGTCGGGTTGTGATACCGGGCTGTTCGGTTTAAAATGATTTGGTGGTTGCCTATTGGCTCAATATCAAACGCTATTGGCTCGGCAAGATTGCAGGTCAGTTCGGGGTATATGTGGAAGTACCACTGGCTGATGTGGCCCGTGTAATTGTGAAACTTCCTGAATAGATTAAAATTGTAGTCGCATTTTGCGGCTTCATCTGTGATTGTGCATTTGCCGATAAAGTCGGTGGACATCAGCAACGGAACGAGCATTTGCGCCATCTTTAAATTCATCTGCACCTTGCCCATCGGGTGATTGAAATTGTATTGTGCTGGTACATCCACCTGTAAATACAGATGCACTTTGCTATCGTGCAACCGGGATGCTGCTCTCATTGCCGGGAGTGCATAAATCAAATCCCCTGCGTTTCCGCCATGAATAATACTAACCATTCAGGGCCTCCCGATATAATCTTTTCAAAGCATCAAACATACAACTGCGACACGCTGGGAACGGTTGGCCGTACAACTGTCTGTGTACCTCGTTTAATTTGGCATAATACCCAGCTTCCAATGAGTATGTGCCGGTCTTGTTTATCCTCTCAATATGCGACTTCAAGTCAAGGCAAAGTGAACGCTGTTCAGGTGTCATATACGAGTCATTATAAAGTAACAAACACAGGGTAAAACAACCCCCATAGTGATGCCAATCAATGTGATTTCAATTAGTGTCATAGGTATCGGTCAATTAAGGCCCCAAATATAGCACATAATGCACCATAAATCACTCCGTACAATCCGAATTCAACGGCAAACCATACCAGCCCGGTCCACCATGATAGGCAGAAACCGCACTCAAAAGGTTTGATTGTTTTGCGGTAGCGGCTGTCCAGCGCATAGACAAATGAAATCATCGGTGGGAAAAAGTACCGGGAAAGCAGAACGCACAATGCGGCCACTCCCAAAATGTCAGTCATCGTATTCATTATATTTTTCTTTGATTTGTGTTTTGATTGCGTTTATGATATGGCTAATCTCCCGGTAATTGATTTTCGTTTCCCGGGCCATCAATGCCATGCTTTGTTTGTCTTCCCATAGCTGCCATAGTTTAACCACATACCATTCGGAACGGTTAAAATGGTTTGCCACCTCTTTGAAGTTTACAGATTGTACCGCTTCCTGTTTTTTACGCAGGTGGGTTTCATCGTAGTCCTCGGCTTCCTCATCGTATTCATCAGGTAGCGCATCCATTGACCGTAAAAAATCCCGGTAAAACTTTGTGTATCGGTTGCCGTTCACCGCATTGAAACCAACACGGACAAGGTAATAAACTAGCTCATTCCTTTGGTGCAGTTGTATTAGGCGGTCGGCATCCATTTCACAGCAGATAAGCAAAAGGTGTTGTTGTAGGTCGGCAGCGACATGGCTTCCAATTTTATTGCAGAAGTCAGGCAGCCATTTGGAATTGGCAAGTTCAATCAGTATCTCTGTGCGCTTGTTCAAGTTTAAGTGCATGAACTTTTTTGAGCCAATCTTTGAATGACTTGTTATCCCCATACCGGGCATGATCTTTTCTGCACAAGGCCATCAAGTTTTCAATTACATCAGCGTGTTTGCTTCCACCCATCCCCCGGGCTTCGATATGGTGAATGTCCACAGCTTGTGCGCCACACACCTCACAAGGGATGAAATCACTTTTGTCATAGCCGAAATGGTCAAGGTAAACTTTGGTGTGTTTTTTCACAGCAGTTCAAATTCTTGAACATATCCATTAAAAACTTCGTGTTCACCTATACGATAAGGAAAACTATCTGAATATGAATACCAATTTTTTCTATCTACTTCATCATTACCAGTTGACTTTGGAATTGTTTTGGAATACGCTTCTATCTCCTGCATAATATCTGCAAGTTTGTCCATTGCATCATTTTCATTTTGATAAATTCCAAAGACTTCATAGTCAAATTCATACTCTTGGTCGGTTTCTAATACTACTGCATAAACTTTCATGGCACAAAGTTTATGCGTATTTAGTCTATTTTATTAAATTGTGGATAACTTTGATACAAATAATTTAACAAAAACTATTGCAAGTATAGTTTTCTATATTAGATTTGCAGCATGGAAAACACAAAAACACCTTTCGAACTGGGCTATGAGGCCTGTCAGCAATTCAACTACTGGGGAACAAATGATGAAAACCCCTACTGGAACAACTCGGATGAGTTTAAAGAATGGGAAAAGGGATGGTCGTGGTACATCACCCAAACTATTGAATGGGAACGTGACGAACAAAGCGACATTGATTATCACGAACGTCAGGAGTACTGCAACGAATAAAAATAAATTTGGAAATCTAAAATCTTTGTTTTATAATTGCATATCGGAATAACAGGAATTAGACCCCCTGCCGAGAACCAAGCAAATGAGAAAAAATATAATCAACACCCACGCGAGTAAAAGGTCGGCTATCTTGGGGCCGGGTCTAACCTTTGAAAGTGTGGGTGTTTTTTTTATGAATATTTACAAACCCACACCATTACCAGTCGCATATTGTGACGAACAAATCGCAGAACTTGAACTGCGGAAAGAGTATGAAAATTACAGGCGAGAAAATCAGCTGCTTACGTTATTACAATGTGAGTACTTATGGATGAAACTTGACCTGCAAATCATCTATTACAACCAATGCAAAAAATTAACCCTTAAACAAATATCAAAATGAACAAAACAATTTTATTCCACGATCAGGATTTCTCAAATCAAATCAGCACATGGTCAGGAGCGCAAGGCCTTACAATTATGCTTGAAAATCCAAGTAGTCACGAACAACTTTCAATTACATTAGATGCGGAAACAGCACAAGGTTTCATTGATGAAATGCAGGATTGGTTAAATACATATACACAAAATGAGCACCGGCTGGATTAAGATACATCGGAAATTTATAGAATGGCAATGGTTTGACAAGTCCGAAGCCGTGCATTTATTTCTTTACATTCTTTTGAAGGCAAATCACGCTGACAAAATGTGGCAAGGTCATTATGTTAAACGTGGTCAGTTAATTACTTCAATTGGCCACTTGTCAATAGCCACGAGCATTTCACAGCGTTCTGTTAGAACATTGCTAAAAAAGTTTGAAAACACAGGTGAAATTGAAGTAAAAACGACAAACAAATTTACCCTTGTAAGTGTCTGTAAATATGAGTGTTACCAAATTGCTGACGAAGAAAGTGACAAACAAAACGTCACTCAAACAACAATCAAACGACAATCAACTGACAAACAACTGACAACAAACAAGAATGATAAGAATGAAAAGAATGTAGAGAATATAATACCTACGCTCGATGAATTTTGCGAATACGGAATGAAAGGACTGAAACCCGGTTATCGTTACCCTATTGAAGCCAAATACAATCAATGGGTGGAAGCTGGGTGGGTGGATGGTCATGGCAAAAAGATTAAGAACTGGAAAACCAAACTTGCAAACACCATCCCATTTTTAAAACCTATTGAAGTTGAACAGGCGAAGGCAATAAAATATTTAGAATGATAGAACAACAAATTCTCGGAACATGGCTGCAAGGTAAGCAGCTTGATTTAACTGCAACCGTACGCAGCGAATGGTTCACCGTACCAAAATACCGCACACTATGTTTGACCATTCAGGCAATGTACATTAATAACGAGCATATTGACAACGTGGCGGTGGTAATGAAGCACCGTGACATGGCAATGGACATCGCAGGGCTGAACAACTACTACACAGGCGAAAGCATTACCCGACTTGTTTCAATGTTACATCAGGAATACATACGTAAAACCCTGACTATTGACTTGACAAAAATTGTCAATGACCTGACCAACGGAAGTGAAATAATGCAGTCCATGTCGGAAGTTCAAAAAACTATTGATGAAATACAACTGAACGAAAACGGACAAGCTGTTGACCTGATCACTCTACTTGGTGACCGCTTCGACAACTTGGAGAAACGAAGCAAATCCGAAATAAAAACTATTGGTTTGCCCACCGGGTTCACCAGATTGGATAAGTACATTGGTGGGTTTGTACCCGGTGAAAATGTTGTGGTCGCAGGTCGGCCCGGTATGGGTAAAACAGCATTCGCAGTCAGCATCGGGATTGCTCATGCAAAGCTGGGGGGAAGGGTTATAATGTTTAGTATGGAGATGAGTAAAGAACAACTCGCAGACCGCATACTTTCATCCCTTGGCCGGGTGGACAACCTGAAAGTGAGAAACGCTGATGTGAATGAATTTGAACTTGAAAACATCGCACGTGAATTACTGCTGATTGATTACAAATTTCAAATCGAAGACAGCACAATGCTTGACATTGCCCAAATAAAAACCCGAATTAAGACCATGAAGGTAAAGCCAACGCTGGTAATCATTGACTATATGCAGTTGGTCAAAAGCACAGGCGGTAAAAACCGGGAGCAGGAAATAGCCAACATATCCCGGCAATGCAAACTTATTGCCAAAGAATGCGGATGCACCGTGATGCCATTGTCTCAACTTAACAGGGGAACAGAGGAAGGCAATAGCCGCCCAAAATTGGCAAACCTACGAGAGTCCGGTGCAATAGAACAGGATGCAGACACGGTGTTATTCCCATACCGGCCCGATTACTACGAAGCCCAAAAGAATGGCGGCAACCCTCCTGAACTTGAAGATGCTGAACTCATTATTAGCAAGTGCAGAAATGGCATGACCGGAACGCTGCAATGCAATTTTATTGGAAAAACAGTTGAATACATTTTTTAATTAAATATAAATAACTATATTTGCACCATGAGACACGGCAGTTTGTTTTCAGGCATCGGTGGGTTTGATCTCGCTGCCGAATGGATGGGATGGGAGAATGTATTTCATTGCGAGTGGATGGAGTTTCCACGAAAGGTATTGGAATACTATTGGCCGGAAGCAGACAGCCACATTGATATATGCAAAACTGATTTCAAAAAATATGAAGGAACAATTGATGTTATTTCCGGTGGCTTTCCATGTCAGCCATTTTCACTCGCAGGAAAGCGAAAAGGAACAGATGATGAACGCTACTTGTGGGGCGAAATGCTACGAGCAATACAAGAAATTAAGCCCACATGGGTCATTGCAGAAAATGTCTTTGGTATCACAAATATTGATGGCGGACTGGTTTTCGAGCAGGTGTGCCTTGACTTGGAAGCTGAAGGGTACGAAGTTCAACCGTTTGTTATTCCAGCTTGTGCCAAAAACGCACCGCACCGAAGGGATAGATGCTGGTTTGTTGCCTACTCCAACCGTGATGGATCAAACCAATGCAACGGCAACGATGAAGTCAACGCAAGTAAAGGAAGGCAGTATGCACTCGGTTACGTTAAATCGATACCTTCAAACTTCCAAAACTTCCCAACTCAATCCCCGATTTGTGGCGGAGATGATGGGCTTCCCGCCGAACTGGACGGAATTACCTTTTCAAAGTGGAGAAACGAAAGCATCAAAGGATATGGTAATGCCATAGTACCACAAATAGCATACGAACTTTTTAAAATAATAGAACATGAGAATAAAAATCAAAGCACCACAGCACAACAGCCGGACAACATTTCGCCAAAGTGAAATCGACAGAATGAAAGAAGTAATCAGACACCAGCAAATCCGCATCAGGGAATTGGAAACCGTGCTGAAAGTACAGGACATTGACAAGGATGATGAGCATATCAAGGCCACACACCTTGCAATCAGGTCAGTATTTCCGTACTATCAGCCCGAATTTATCAAGGTGAAAGCCCGTAAACGTGAGGTGTTGGAATTGCGGCAGATATTCATTTGGATTTTGCGGCATAAAACCTCGTTATCGTTGAAGAAAATCGGTCAATTATGCGGTGGCCGTGACCATAGCACCGTGATACACAGCGTTGAAACGGTGGACAACCTGATGACTTTTGATAAATCATTTGCCCGTAAGGTGGAAGCGGTGAAAAATGCTTATCAAACATTTGCAGAACAGATTTAATTTACTATATTTGCACCATGTTAATACTCGATATATGTTTAAGTGACCTGCCCAGTGAGGCAATCACTACCGGAAAGAACGGCAAGAAGTACATCAAGCTCGTATGTGCTGAACGTAAAGCCGAAGGAAAGTTCGGAGAAACCCATTACATTGCCCTGTCGCAAAGCAAAGAAGAACGGGATGCGAAGAAACCTGCAACGTATGTTGGGGGTGCTAAAAATGTAAGTTACAAAAATGTAACATCCGAGCCGAAAGTAAGTGCAACCGATGACCTACCATTTTGATGCAGAACAAAATCATTGAAACCTGCGACCAAATCTGCTCAATGTTGGTGGAAAAGAATGTCAAGTATGGAAACTCCG